TATCGTGAAAAGTATCTGGCCAAGAATTCAATTCAATCCAGACGTTTCTTTCCTTTTTAGGCAACCACATAAAGAGCAGTTGAGGCATTTGAAAAACTAGATTGCCTTGATATTGACAACCAATATAACTACTGCTCCACAACACACCGTCTTCATAGATTTTACCTTCATTAATGGTGATGTGATCTCGGAAACCTTTTCCCTGAAAGTTTGTCTTATTAATAAGACCGCTCTTCATATCATATTCTAGATACAAATCAGTCTGACTGAACACAACCCACGTATTCGCCCAATAACTCCTCCAAGCAGGGCATTCATCATAGCTGTGACCCTTATGCTCTTCAGCAGCATAGTCTAGAGCACGCTGAGGAGGGATAAAAGCGTGTTCAGAATGCAAAGGGTGGTCCCAGATGCAGGTATTGACTCTAGGATCTTGCTCAATATATCCTACTGGAGGATGATAACAAGGAGCGTAATTAATTTTAGTTGCCATATCAAGTGCGGGAGGATCCGAACATCCTCATATCTAAGTCTGGGTCAGTAACGTTTTCGTATTTAATAGCATAGGTGTAGCGAACGTTCTCAGAGAATGGAGTTGCCCTATGCCAGATAGCACCATCAAAACAAACAGCTCTATTAGGTAAAGGCAATGAACCATAGGTATGATCTTCACACCAGAACTCAGTGCATCCACCTTCGTTTCTTTCCCAATGATGTTGAGGGTAGTACAACACAGTGTAAGCTTCTAGTCCATCAACAGGGACAGTATCGAAGTGCCATCTAGGACACTCACCAGGAAAGAATACATTCACATACATACGAATGCAATCAAAGTCTTTTGTCAAGCAACTGAAACTATCTCTAGCAACTTGATCAAACTTTTTATAGATTGGTTCGTGTTCTCTAATGTTTACCGTAAGACCAGTAGGTCTATCAGGTCTGTCATCATATTCACCCCAACGTGCTGAGGTATTGGAAGCATACAAGTAAGACTTATAGTGATGCTTGTCTTCCAGAAAATTGTCTTTTGTGTATAATTCCATAACAGGTCAGGTAGGACTCGAACCTACAATCGGCAACTTAGAAGGTTGATGCATTATCCATTATGCTACTGACCCAAAAAAGAAGAGATCAATTGATCTCTTCGTCAAGCCATTCGCTGAATTCTTCTATAAGTGCGATGCAGGATTGAGCGTCGTTACGCTCTGAGTGATAATCTAATCGCTCGATAATGTACTTACTAATTTCACTCTGATTCATAGTAGTCTTTTCGATAGTACCTCCCGAGGATGTTGCTATTATAGAAGGCAGGGATGCCGTCTGTCAAGCTCTCGGTAAGAACGTTATTAATGAAGAGTTGGCGGGTCTCTTCGTAGTTGACTCGCCCTGGAGTGGTGTGTAAGGAGAGGATTTCTCTAGCAAAAGACTCCCGTCCATACGTTCGTACATCTTCTGTAAGCTCTGGACAACTTCCATAGTACTTTCTCCAGTTACTTTCACTTGTAACTCTTCGCCGCTTTGCAGTACCACCTGTATCTCTAGGCTTTCGTTTTTGCCAGAAGTATTTTCTACCGATGTAGGAACGGTTGGTGGTGCTACAGGTGATTTTGTAGACAAACCCGTAGTTGTCCCCAATAAGAGACCCATCAAAGACGCTCCCACGATACATCCAGGGATTTGGATACGGTTCACCCATTTCATAATCTTAAATTCTCTCATTGATATTTAGTATGGTTTGGTAAACGTGGATTGTGTTTTGCAAGGGGATGTCAATCTCCTTGTGCTGCTCTATTATATTACAATAATCCAACCAGCGCAAGGAAGTCTTGAGAGGTTCATCAAACTCAACACCGCCCATAAACCTCACTCTTCTCTCTCCCCTGGTCTCGCAGAAATTGTATACTATTTCCTCTGATTGCTCACCAATATTACGGCGAACAGCTTCTCTAGTTATCACTAAACCAGGTACATAAAATTCTGTACCATATATTGCGTGAAAAAGACCTGCACGTTGTTCGTGTTCAGGTCTTTTATAGTCGTGTAGTAGTTTGTATACTCCGATAAGATGTGCCAGAAGGTTCCTACTATCGTGAGGTATCTGTTCACATCCTATCTTACGTAGGAACTCAATCTCCTTTTCCATTTGGTTGCCGTAGATAACGATACTTCAATGCAGACAACCGCCAAGCTTGCGCTAAGGACTTAGGTCCCTTCTTAAGAAGAGTTTCCTCTTCCTCAGTGAGAGGGAACCTTTTGTCTAACAACATTCTGCGTTTCCAATAAGGCATTACAGAGAAAATCCAGCAAAAGTATCAGCTTTGACATCTTGTTTGATGCCACCGATAAGATAAGACTCAACCTCTGTCTCCTGTGGTGCCACCTGCATACCCTTAGAAGAGATCCAATGCTCTGTCCAGGGCAGAGGATTGTTGCTAGCAGGAACATCATAAACAGGTTTGATACCAATCGACTTCATACGACGATTGGCAATCCACTCAACATACTGAGCAAGAAGACGGTCATTCAGACCTAGCATCGATCCATCTTTGAACAGATACTTTGCCCATTCTTTCTCCTCATCAACACATTTTTTAAAGCAAGAAAGAGTATACTCCTCTTCTTCTTTAGCAATCTCTACCATCTCAGGGTCGTCCCCTTGCTGCCACTTTTTGATAATGTTTTGAGTGAGGACAAGATGCTGGTTTTCGTCTCTGGCGATGAAAGAGATAATTTTAGCTGATCCTTCCATAAGTTTGAGTTCAGCAAATGCGAAAGAGCACGCAAACGAGACATAGAATCTAATCCCTTCCAAGATGTTGACATTGATAACTGCACGATAGAGTTTACGTTTAAGATCGCGGAGAGTCCACTGCGAAGTGGGAGAATCTTTGAAATCATCTCTCCAAAGGTTGCCTGTACCATACTCCTGCGCCGCATTGATGAAGTCATCATAAGCTGCAGTGACAGACTTTGCTCTCTCTATGATTCTAGCGTCATTTGTGATGTGGTCAAGTACCTCAGCAGGATCACTATAGACATTCTTAATGATGTAGGTGTAGGAGCGACTATGAATCATCTCCATCATACCCCACACGGTCATTGCTGACTCAAGTTCGGGTAAGCTACAATAAGGACCAAAAGCCATCCCAGGACCACGCCCTTGTACAGAATCCAAAAGGATCTGATACTTAAGATTGGAGGTAAAGATGTGCTTTTGTACATCATTGAGTGTCTGATAGTCAGATCTATCTTTCTGGAGAGAGACTTCCTCGGGTCTCCAGAAATAACTGAGCTGTGTCTGAGTAAGTTTTTCAAACACAGGATACTTTTGAGTATCATATCTTTGAACACCAAGTGGGCGTCCAAAGAACATTGGTTGCGAAGTATAATCGACAGCATTTTGATTAAAAACGGTCATTCCTTCTACTTTAGATGGTGCAACTGTCACAGTCTTCTCCTTCCGTTTGTAATATTTGTTCTAACAAAGTTTTCTCATCAGGCACATCATCTGTTTTGTTGTCGTATGTGTTTTGATAGTAAGAAGTCTTCCATCCATACTTGTAAGTCTTCAGGAGATCCTGTGCCATTACGGAAACAGGGACTTCACCGTTATCATAGTGAGCTGGATTGTAACTCCAGTTGCCAGAAATTCCTTGGTCAAAGAATTTTTGGAGAATAGCAACGACTTTGATGTAACCATCATTGTCAGGCATATCCCATAGCAGGGTATAGTCGTTCTTGTGCTTCACATACTGAGGCACAATCGTTTTAAGGACACCCTTCTTACTCTTCTTGACCGTGAGATAGTCACGAGGAGGTTCGATACCATTCGTAGTGCCACAGACGACGCTAGAGGACTCCGAGGGCATCTGAGCAGTCAGTGTGGAGTTGCGAAGACCGTGGTTCCAGATCTCGTCACCAAGTGCTGCCCAATCCATCTTAAGCTCAAACTTTTGGTTCTTGTCATCATAACAAAACTCGTCAATATCAGTCTTATATGTATCGACAGGCATAACCTTACGGGAATACTTTGTCTGTTCAAATGCCTCACAAGGACCATACTCTTTAGCAAGTTGCATCGATGCTTCCAGCAAATAGAATTGGAATCTCTCTGCCAAAATGTGCACTGACTTGTGTGCTTCCCAAGAATCGTATTTGAATCCAAGTTTAGCAAGGTAGTGTGCCAAACCAATGAAACCAATACCTAGGGAACGACGTTGACGGGTGGAGTTTTCTGCAGCTTTGACAGGATACTGTTGATAATCAATCAATACATCCAAGGATCTTACCGACAGTTCACAGAGACGACGGAGATGATCCCAATCTCTCAGTTTGCTGAGGTTAACAGCAGACAGAATACACAGTGCAATTTCACCGTGACCATCAATATGCTGCAGAGGATCCGTAGGCAGTGTAATTTCCTGACACAGGTTACTCATCTTGATAGGAGTATCAAAAGAAGAGTGATCGTTGCAATGATCGATATTCATAATATAGATACGACCAGTCTCAGCACGTTCCTTAAGCAAAGACAAGAACAGTTCTTGAGCTTTGACAGTCTTCTTAGGAATCAACTCGTTAGCCTCAGCTTCCAAGTACATATTATCAAAGGACTCGCTACCAAATTCCTCATACATTTCAGGAACGTCGTGGGGACTGAAGAGTGTGATGTCTTCGTTGTTAATGAAACGTTGGTAGAACAGTTTAGAAATCTGAATAGAGTAGTCCAGTTTACGGACACGGTTATCTTCAGTTCCTTTGTTGTTCTTAAGAACTAGGATGTCTTGGATTTCTTGGTGCCAGATTGGGAAGTGGACTGTTGCTGATCCTCCACGAATCCCATTTTGCGTGCAGCATCGTACAGTTGATTCAAATTTTTTAAGGAAAGGAACAACACCCGTGTGTTGAACTTCTCCACCTCTGATTTTACTGTTGATGCCACGGATTCTGCCTGCGTTAATACCGATACCTGCCCTTTGTGCAACATATTTGCCAATAGCCATATCGCTAGTAAAGATACTATCGAGGGTGTCATCAGCATCAATAAGAACACAGCTTGCGAATTGCCTAATAGGTGTTCGCACTCCCGCCATAATTGGCGTTGGGAGGTTGAGCTGGTGTTTGGAGATTGCATCGTAGTAATCCTTTACGTACTTGAGACGAGTTTCTTTCGGATAAACAGAAAAGATCGTAGCGGCAATCAGCACATACATCTGCTGAGGAGACTCATAGATCTCCCCACTACTACGGTCCTGTACAAGATACTTATCGGAAACCTGACGGAGACCAGCATAAGTAAACAGCATATCACGTTCGTAATCAATATAATTATTGATTCGATCCCACTCAATATCATTATAAGCATTCACAAGAGTGCTGTCGTAGACACCCTTCCTAGCACCATCGAGTAGATGCTGAAAAATATGGGGAGGTTTTCTATTTCTACCATACAACTTCTTGCGAATAGAAATACTAAGCAAACGTGCTGCAACGTATTGATAGTTAGGATTCTCAAGGGTAATCAAATCAGATGCAGAACGAATCAAGATATCTTGAATCTGTTCAGTAGTGATACCATCATAAAATTGAATGCCAGATTGAATCTCAACCTGAGAAGCACTTACACCAGAGAGTCCGAGGCAAGCTTCCTCTACCATAATATGAATCTTTTCTAGATTCAGTGATTCGGGAAGTCCATTTCTCTTAACAACTGTAAGTTCTTCAGTGGGGGTCATACTCGTTTCCATTCTGTTAGTTTTACTTGGGCTTGGAGTCCGTTAAATGTATTAGATTCTACCACGGATTGAACTTCAATGCCAGCGTTAACCATATCATTGAGATCTTTCTGTAGTATTGATTTTGGCCAGATGACTACTGGATTTCCTTTGAGGATGGTTGCTGCAATCTTATCAACAATCTGTTTACTTCGGGGTTCGTTGTCGAAGGCGTATACAAATTGATAATTAAAAGAGCTGAGGTCAACATCGCTACCACACATAGCGATAGCATTTCTAAGGAAATGACTGTCGAATGGTCCTTCTGTGACGTATACTGTTTCTGTTTTGTCAATGTCGCTTAGTCCATATACTTTAGGTACATCATCTTCAAGCATTACGGTAACGTACCGCAGCTTATCATTAGGGTTTAGGGAGCGCCCCTGATACCCAAACAGGTTACCGTCTTCATCCTCCAAAGGAATAACAATTCGAGATTCCTCACTGTCTATACGATCATAAGTTTGCTTCAAAGAGTTAGTCCACTCTTTGAACTTTTCTGCGTAATAGAACTTTGACAGTGTTTCTTCTGGCAATCCTCGTTTTGTTAAATACGTCCTTGCGGGGTGAAGATTATTTAGGTCCGAGACTAGTGGAAGTTTGATTCTTTTTTTGTTTTTAAAGACAGGTTTTTTAAAAACACTAGTGTCAATAACCCTTCTCTTTTTGGTACCAGTATTTCTCTTGAATTTCTCAAGATTATACTCTTCCCATAACTGGGTGTCCTGATCTTTCAGGAAATTATGAAAGGCTTTAGAAGTTCCACAGTTGTGGCATTTGTATACCAAACCTGTCTTAGTAGTGAAAAGGTATCCTCTCTTCTTGGAACTCCGACGCTCGGAGTCTCCGCAGTAAGGGCACCTAAAATTGTAGAGACCAGACTTCTTGGTACTAAATCCCTGCAGTCTGGAAGCTAGTAGATTTACGTACTGCAAATCTAGATGATTCATCAGGTACAGGAGCAGTCGGTCCTCCGATTATAGCAGAAGGCTTCACCTCAAACAAGGGGGTGATGGTGTTTTGTATAAAAGGTGTGACAAAGAACACAAGAACTGCGACAGCACCTGTTGCTATGTACATCTTCTTCTCCATCTCATCAATCTTTTTCTTGACCAGCATAATATCACGCTCGCAACCTTTCTTGATCTCGTCAGTTTTCACCTCAAGATCTTTGTGAAGGTTATCGATTTTGAGAAACAAAACGTCATCAATTTTTTCTTGTTGCGCAAGTTTCTCTTGATGCACTGCCAGTAATTGTCCCATTTTTATAGAATTATCTTGTAAAGATGTTACAACATCTTCTAAACGGTCAAGGATTGCAACGCTAACTGAATCCATAGCTCTACTATTCGTATATCTTAGTTTTGTCGGACGGCAAAATCAATAGCTGCAAGATATGTTTCAGGAGATTGGTTCAGCATTTGCTGAAATCTAATTTGATTGGCGGGATCCAATGCCTGATGAACAGCAACTGCACGCTTAGCAGAATACTGATCCATCTTAATAGAATTATCACCAACTCGAACGTCAGCAAATCCTTGGGTGTCTCCAATTTCGCCAGCAGCAAGTTGAGTTGCTGTTGCTAGTACATCATTTTCCATAACAAATTCTTCTTTTTTAAACTTCTTAGTTTGATCGGATGCTTTCTTTTTAAAGTCAGAAAGACGTGCCTTCATCAGGGTGTCCATCTCTTTGGTTTTAGATTGCATCTTGCTCTTAGCTTCGTCTCTCTTCTTTTGGAGATCCTTAGCACGACCAAGTTTCTTGCCTTGCTGAATTTGCTTTTGAGCTCTTTCAGTTTCGCTAGAAGCTTCAGAAATTTTATTTAATTCTTCAGACATTTTTCCTTTTCGATTTAGTAAAACGCGAGAGACGAGTTTACGACCTGCTTTAGTACGCCCATCATAGCGAGCGTTATTCTTTTTGTATTTAGTACGTGAACGTTTTCCAACAATGACGTGAGCAGGAGGCAATGCAACTCTACTGCCGTCACCAGCTGAATTTACGGGAGCATCCTCGTTCATAGTTGATCCAATTCCTCTAAAGTATATGTATCAATATAAGGATCGTCTAATTCTGCAGGCAATTGATTTATGTACTTAAGAAAAGACTTTAGTATTTGCCAATTAGACTTGTCTATCTTATGAAATAGCATAAGAGTAGAAGCTTCACCAAAAATATTGTAGATAACAATAATATGATTAAGAATGAGATGAACCTTTAGTTCACCTGTCTTCTCATAACGTTTAAACAATCTCTTGATATATTTAAAACGTTTTAAATCCTCAAGGAAGTCCTCGTAAGTTATTCCTTGAGGATTGTTGTAGTTTTTTGAGGCAAAGAGAAGAAAGTTTTCATCATTTAAATAGTCAAATCTCATTCTCTAACCATTACGCAGTGGTGATAGCAGCTGTGTCAGAAACCAATTCAGGAGCACCGTTAGTAGAGTTAATCTTCACACGGTATGTGCCAGCATTGGTTGCTGCATAGGTTCCAACAGTATACGTTGCAGCAGTTGCACCAGCAACGTTAGCGAAACGATTGCCAGACTTCTTCTGCCACTGATAGGTGAGGAGTGAAGCATCACCAGGAGGTGTACCAGTAGCGGTGACTGCGAGAGACATAGCAGCGCCCACAGCTACAGCAGCGTCAGCAGGTTGTGAACTGATAGCAATTGCTGCAGCAACGTCAGCAGCGATTGAATCATCTGCCTGAGTCTCCGAAGCGTTAGCCTCAGGGTCTTGGATATTCACCAAGCACTCTGACTTGTGACGTGTGTTTCCAGCAGCGTCTGTATAAGTCTGATACGACCACCAACCAGGAGAAACCAAACCGCGATTACGATTAGCGGCAAGTGCTGCTTCAGTGGCATCGATAAACACAACAGTAGCACCACTAGTATCAGCAACCAGAGTTGCTTCTACCGCAGTTTTTGCTGCATTGCTGTCTTCAGCTTTGTAGAGGGACATCGTACTAAATCTGTTTAAAAGTATTTATAAATCAGGATGATGGTGGAAGACCATTAATGGTTTCACGGGTCACGGAGAATTCTTCCTTACCCTTCTCATCAGGGACTCCTAAAAGAATACCTCTAGTTTTGTGAGTCTGTTTCCTGAGACCTTGTGCGTGCTGTTCGCGCAGCAGTGCGTTCTGAGTATCAATCTCAGCAGCAGTCATATGTTCGATCCACTCACCTGTGTTAACAAGTGCCTTAGCTTGTGCTGGAACGATGCAATCCTGAGGGTTATCGACAACGAATTTGACATCCATATCGCCAGTGAATCCACTGCCGTTTCCTGCCATAGCCATCTCGACATCCATCAAGACTCCTTTAGAAGACATAACCACACGGAAAGATGCACCGTTATGATTGATGTCATCACCATTGGCGTCTACTAATTGAACTCTAACATTAGCACCTTTCTTGTATCTACCTTTTTCGTAGACACGAACTGTGTCAATGGTTCCTAGAATGTCAGGATTGCCCTGAAAGTATTTGATGGTACCGTCGGCTTGAGGAAGAGCAGTGATAATACCCTGCTCCTCTCTCTCAACGAATTGCGGTTTCCAATTGTTTGCGTCAACGCCCATTGGTTTTGATAAAAACTACAGTCTTGAGTTATTTATAAAAAGTATAGAACTACTCTTCGCGAGCAGCAATTGCTTTCGTGACAACCTCAAGAAGTTGGTCATCCATCTCAGTCTTGGTCAACTTAACTGCCTTAGAAAGAATAACAAGACAGATCTCAACCATTTTCTCACCGAGTTCTTCATTCTCAGGAATGTTTGAAACGGCATCTTTGATAATTTTCGATGCTAGTGGGAGTAGGAATGCAAGCATTTTAATAAAGTTATAAGGCTCTATTATTTAGACTTCTTTTTGCCCATTGCCTTAGCAATTGCAGAACGTCTGTTCTTCAAATACTTGTCAGACTTATCCACGTCGCCATCATTGTCAACGTCAGAGTCTTCTTTACCTACGGGATCAAGCTTCTTCTCTTTGATCTCTTCACCAGTGGGTTCAAATCCTGCTTTGACACAGTTGTTGACTTCCTTACCACCTTTCTTTTTGGTGCCCTTCTTCTTATAACCTTTCCAGCAAGAGGTGTTGCCGTTGTCATCAACGCCGTCCATCTTGACTTCGACAAGATCATACTCCTCGCCGTCAATCTCAAGAGAGTACTCGCTACCAACACTTTCCTTCTTGACTTTCTTCTTCTTTAGCTTTACTTCTTTAGGATCATCGGAGTCTGCCTTGATTTCAGGCATCACTTCGATTTCTGATGTCTCTTCAAAGTGCTGAACGTTCCAGTGCTCAAGCGCTTCTTCAAGGAATTTCTTGAAAGGCTTCATCTTACTAAGTAATTTTAATTATTTATAAAACAGAATGTTCTCTTAGATCCTTGACCCAGGATCTAAATATTTTATTGTTCTCACCCAGTGCAATAACATAGTTTGGACCACGACGGATCACTTTACCCGTCTTACCATTAGAAATGTGCTGAACCCAATCTCCTTCGGAGAATATAAGGTCTTTTCTGTAGTCCTCCTGAACGTCTTTTTCAAATCTTTCGGTGATAGATTTTCTAAATTGACGAAAAGATTTCATACTAGCAGTTCCACTTTCTAAGAGATTTTGACAAACGGTCATCACCCGTGTTGTTGGATGATTTCTGTCTCTTTCTCATACCTTTCATTCTAGCACAGAAGGATGCCCTACGGGGATTTCCAACCTTTTTTGATGGTGCCTTAAGGTCTGATCCAGGATTTTCTCTCTCGTAAGACTTGCGTCCTTTTTCGTTGAGTCCTCCTTCTTTGTTCTTACCTGACTTCTTTGTCCAGGCAGCTCCTTCATCCAGTCCCAGTTCCCTTCGCTTTTCAGCAAGATCGGGGTGAGGGGCGTACAAAGGTCCTTCATAATTTCCAGCGAATTTTGTTTTTGGTTCTCCATCTACAGTCGATTGTTCGGACACTATACCAGCGTCAACTGCAGCAGCTTCTTTCTCTGAGTCGGAAGCGTCTGTTACGGAATACTTGTCCCATCCTGCTGAACCGTATCCACACACAGATCGCTTCTCACGCTTACCGCAAAGGCGACAATATCTTTCCTCGTTTTTGCCGCCTTTACCACAGCTCTCAAGTACAGCTTCAGTGAGCGTTTTAAATTCGTTTAAACTTTTCATTTAAAGTTTGATGGTAAGGCGTCAGCAATTTCTTTCATTAACTTTTGGCATTCAGTGTCACTAAGGGCACGAGGAATACCTTCTCGAAAGGTTGCAAAGTCACCAGCAAATGCTGCTCTTCGCATTTTAGTACCAGAGATGGCAAACGTATCTCCGTCTGCATCACGGTTACCTGAGGAAACCACATCGAGTTTACGGAAGAAATATTCCTTCCCGTTATATTTATGTATGAATTTGAAAGCATCTACTCTATCCGACCCAACCACAAGAGTAGCATCATCATATCCAGCTGCTTGAATTTCTTGCAAGCACTCAATCACATCTTTCTTAGCACCTGTAATGTTACTGGCATATAACCTGAACATTTTTTTCATCCACGATACTTTATTTTCTGGGCGTAATGGATTTTTACCTTTGCTATCGTGAGAACGAGAAGTATAAATCCTCCAATCGCAGCTGCCAGCAGCATTTTTAACTCCTTTGATATTTTCTTCGTGACCTGTAGTGGGTGGTTGAAACCTACCGAAGGTAAAGTAACAACACTTGTAAATATGATCTACCGCCATTGCTTTTGTATAGTGAAGTTATTGTATGCAAACTCAATTCGATTGACCAACTTAATCATATCACCATTCTGATGTAGAACATATCCTTCAGGGGTAGTGACCTTATAACCGTTGTCAGTCTGAACGAATGTTCTGAATTGTTCTAGGTGATCTAGTTTATCTATAACAAATTTCTTTGCTATCTGCATCTCTTTGTAGAGTGCCAGCATAGCTTTAAACTTTCTCTCATTATGATCAAGGAACTGTTCACTCTCATATACAAGCTGACGTTTCTTAGTTAGGTTTGCTTGCGTCTTAATCTTAGCCAACTCTTTCTTTGTCTTCTCGTGATAAAAAATAATCAAATTATCAAGTGCT